GGCGATAAGCTGGCAAGCCGTAGAAAAGCTGTTCGCTGGGCGAACATCACCGTTTCTTGTTGCAAATCCGTTATGGAGCAGCCGTCCAAGATCTGCAAATAGGCAGTTATGGTCTCCGATATCATACTCTGACAGATCGTGCAGATAGATTCTTGACTCTCTATGCGCCTGTGCAACCTCAGGTCGTACAAACACATTCATTGCGATATTTTTGTGGAGTACATTTGCGCTCTCAAACTTTCTGCCACCAAATGAATGCTCATCAACATTTGCATTCTGGTTTTGGACATTGTTGCACAAGAGAATATCTTCGATTTGCTTATTCAATTCGTTGTTCTTCTGGCGCTCCTGATTGCGCTTCTCACGATACTTGATATAAGCTTTCGCGGTTTTCTTACAGCGACTTCCCATCAAGCCATCCTCAACCATATCCTGAATCTGCTCAACATCAACAACGCCAGAGAGGTTAGAATTTGAGATTTTGCTTGTAACACGCAAAGCTACATCGCCATCAACTTCATCAACAGATACCATCGCTTTTGTAATTGCATTGGCAATTTTACTTGCATCAAACGGTTCAACACGACCGTCTCTTTTCCGAATTTCTGTAATCATTCTTCGCCTCCTGCGATCTCACAAATAGCACGATAAATCTCGTTCCAATCGTGGACACGAATCATGCCATTTTCTTCTGCGTTATAACTTCTGTTGTGCGGCTGGTCAAAAAGAAGCTTTTTGTATTTTGCGTTTTCAAGATTGTGTACGCCGTCATCAATCAAGACATCGCCGTTAATAAGTTTCTTATCATGCGCAATAATGACATCTTTCCAACATAGGTATGGATAATGCTTAAATAGCCATGCCATCTTTGGCGGGACGGTATTGTAGTAAGACGAAGTTACAACCCGAACCAAATGCCCATCGTCAATCAACCGGCAAACAACATCCTGCGCAAATGGCATAGGAGAAAGATTTCCCCAGAATGCAGGATCGTTCAAAGGCGCAAACAGCTCTTCCTTTGTAAGAGATGGGAAGAATTCACCAATCAGCCAGTTTGTAATATCTTCTGGCCGAACAGTTGTTCCGTGCTTTCGGTTCAGCTCAGCAACCCAACATTCAACAAGGTTTTCTAACACATCGTCCATATCAATAAGAATTGTCAAACTCTTAATGTTGTTCACCTCCAAGCCAATTTGATAGTTTGTGTTTTAGATCTGAGATTGTGCCATCATTGCAAATCACATAATCTGCATGGTAGCTATCAAGCGCTGTTTCTGACGGATGTTGCTGCTGCTCTGCCGTAAGTGGACTATCAAAATTTGGCCGTACAATTCGTAGGTGTGTTACATCAAAGCCGGCGCTTTTCATAGCTTCAATTTCGTTTGGAAAACGACAATCTGGAATTAAGATATAGTCCCATTCGTCTGGGAACAAATCGAGTACATTGACAAGGAAACTCACCCAGAAATCCGGACGCTTCTGACGAACCACATCTGTCCCCACATACTGTAAAAGCTTGCGACCAGCATCATCTTTCTTTCCGTCCCAATCAAAGAAGTTAGAGTTTAATTGTTTCCGCTCTCAAACCATGATTCAAGAGCCGTTCGAGTTAAAAAGGCTTTATACAGTTGAGGATTGGGTGAGTAAAACAATAGATTCTATTGCCACCAACGATAAGTGGAACGCAAAACCAGATTATTGGAGGTGTAATTATCTATGTGATGTTTGTGATCATTGCGAATATAAAGGATTGATTTGATAGGGGTGATTCGCGCTGCAAATTGATCGTGATGTAATTCTTGAAGCGAAAGAAAAACTTGGCGATGAAAATGCAAGGATTATCGCTCAGGAATTGGATATTCAAGATTTCGATGAGCAGAATTTACGGTGCTGCTGCCCATTTCACCAAGAGGATCACGCATCGTTCATATATAACCGAAAAACCTTTTCATTCCATTGCTTTGGTGCGTGTGCAAGAAATTACGATATCCTTGATGTGTTTATTTACAAGGGTATGACCTACCTTCAGGCTTGCCAAAAGCTGTTTGAACTGGCTGGCATCAGATACAGCTTTGGCGAGCTTGGAGTCCACACTAAGCATCAATATAAGTATCCGAAAGAAATACCGATTGGAGATAAGTCGAAAATCTATGGATACTTCAAAAAGCGCCGTATTAGTCCGAGTACATTGGACTATGCAGATGTGCGACAGGATGAAGAAGGAAATATCGTTTGGAACTATTACGACACCAACGACGTTCTAACGATGGTTAAGTATCGCCCCTCTCGCAAGGTGCGTAAAGGCGAAAATAAATGTTGGTGTCAAAAAGGCGCTGATACTTGCAATCTGCTGTTCAATATGAACCGTGTAAATGTCAATTCTCCGCTGCTAATCTGCGAAGGAGAACCTGATTGCTTATCTGCTATTGAAGCTGGATTTAGTAATGCCGTTTCTGTTCCGCTTGGAAGCACAAACTTTCACTGGATTGAAGAAAATTGGGATTGGCTGGAGCAGTTTGATAACATCATTATCTGCTCCGATAATGACGAGGCCGGCTATAAGATGCAGAAAGAGGTTGTGTATCGGCTTGGAAGCTGGAGAACACGGGTTGTTGAAGTACCGCAGGTTTTTGAAACTGATGACGGTCGAAAATTTCCCGTAAACGATTTGAACGAAGCCCTTTATTATTTTGGTAAAGAGCGAGTGCTTGACTTAATCTTAAATGCTAAGGATAGCCCTGTTCCTGGCGTAATTGATTTCTCTGATATTCAGGATATTGATATCGACCAGATTGATGGTATTCGCACAGGGATTAAGACGCTTGATCGGTATTTGATGAAGATTTTCCTCGGTACATTAAATATCATCACTGGTATTAACGGTGCTGGTAAAAGCTCGTTCATCAATCAGCTCATCATTCAGTCGTTAGAAGAAGAGAAAAATGTCTTTTTGTTCTCTGGTGAGCTTCCTAATTTTCAAACTAAGAATTGGCTTAATTCCGTGATTGCAGGTCAACGATATATCGACGAAAAGCATTCAGGAGAAGCCGTTTATTATAAGGTTCGTCCAGAAGCAAAACGCTCCATTGATAACTTTTATCGTGGTCGGCTGCATATCTACGAAGATGGTCAGCCAAATACAAAAACTGCATTGATGACAACGATTGAAGATGCAGTTCGCAAGTATGGTGTAAAGCTTGTAATTCTGGATAACCTGACCGCAATCAACTTGGAATGCAGCGACGATAACAAATATAACAAGCAAAGTGAATTTGTTATGGAGCTTATTGCATTTGCAAAGAAGTTCAATGTTGCTATTGTGCTGGTTGTTCATCCTCATAAGATTGACACCATGCGCCGTCTTACAAAGATGGATGTCCAAGGTATTTCCGCAATCATTGATCTTGCTCACCGAATCATTAGTCTGTATCGCGTACAGGAAAAAGATAAAAAGGGTGAGCCAAAGCTAAATGGTAGCGGTTGGAAAGTACCGCCGATTAAAGATGATGTCCTTATTGACATTCTTAAAGATCGAATGCTTGGTTACGAAGGTCGTAGCGTTGGAGTGTTTTATGATACTCCATCCAGACGATTTTTCTTAAATGAAGAAGATCTTGATAGAAAGTATTCATGGGACACAAAGACGCACACAGGATCTTTGCCATATCCTCCGCCTCAAATGATTGATGAGGAAGAAGAGGTGTTTGGTTCAGTTAGTTAGGAGGTGTGAGCGATTTCAGATAAAAATTATACCGCATATCATGTGCATACTGAATTATCGCTGTTGGATAGCTGCACTAATTACAAGCTGTATGTCGATAAGGCTGTTGAGCTTGGACAGAAAGCTCTTGCTTTCACAGAGCATGGCAATATCTATCAGTGGGTAGAGAAAAAGATGTATTGCGATGCCAAAGGGATTAAGTATCTGCATGGCATTGAATGCTATCTTACGGAGACGCATGAGCCAAATCCTGAAACGGGATCAAAGGTTCGTGACAACTACCATACAATTCTGATTGCAAAAAACTATGCGGGCGTTCTTGAGTTGAATAAGCTTGTGAGCATTTCAACAACAGATTCTCACACCTACTACAAGCCACGAATTTCATTTGATGAATTTCTTGGGACTTCAAAAAACATCATCAAAATCAGCGCTTGTCTTGCTTCTCCGCTGAATAAGCTTCCGTTCTCTCATAAACGATATATGGAGCTGGCACGGCATTATGATTATTTTGAGATCCAGCCGCATGATTTCCAAGAACAAAAGGATTTCAATTTGCATCTTGCTCAGCTATCCAGAGAACTTGGCAAGCCGCTGATTGCCGGCACAGATACGCACAGTATTGATAAATACAAGGCTGAGTGCAGAAGCATTCTTCTTGCTGCAAAGCATATCGAATATAGCGACGAAGACAGTTTTGACCTGACTTATAAGAGCTATGATGAACTGGTTGAGATGTTCAGAAAGCAAAATGCTCTTCCAGAAAGTCTATATCTTGAGGCAATCGAAAACACAAATCGTATGGCTGATTCTGTCGAAAGCTTTGATCTGGACTTATCTTTTAAGTATCCAAAGCTTTATGGTAGTAGAGACAAGGAAGTATTTGTAGAGCGAATTAAGAGCGGTCTTGAAGCCAAGCTTTTATCTGGTGCTATTTCAAAAGAGCAGCTTCCAAACTTCAAATCGGCTATTGCTGAAGAATGCCGAGTATTTGACAAAATCGACATGTCTGGATTCATGCTGTTCATGTCGGAGCTTGTT